TCTTCCGATCTGGTGGAAAAGCTATATTACTAGATGTAAGTAATACTCATGCATATGTAAACGAGAGTGATGAAGACAGATACCATATCATTGTACATGGTAGTAGAACTAAAGAATTTGAAGAGTTGGTAAAACGCAGTTATGCGAAAAATGGGTCTCAATAAAAATTATGTAGTAGGGATTTATGATGATAGGGATTTTTCTAAACACCTTACAATAGATGAAAAAAGAAAAGAAATAACAGAATTTTTTACGAGATTCAAGTATTTTGGTCCTATAATTGTAGGCACGTCAGTTAATGATGTACTAGACAAAGCTTTAGAACATGAAGTAGATTTCTGTATTGTACAATCAGTAGGTCACATTATCATGGAAGCTAATTTCTTTAACTTAATTGAAAAATGGATTGATAAACAAAACTTCTTTGTGACAGGACATATTATGGACAAGAACAAGAAGAATAAAAATAATCCTAAAGGAGATGAAGGATATTACGGCTTACATAAGCAATGCATGCTAGTAAATTTAGATTATTATCAAAAATTTGATAAACCTGTATTTGGGGATAAAAACTCTGGAGAAGAGTTTGTAGTTAAAGCAAAAAGACACGCAAAGGATATTCATGATGATTATACACCTCTTTCTTTGGCACCTACGGAGGAACTTACTATTTGTACTCCTTTGGTTGATGGTTGGAACTTTATTAGTACATCTCTTGCAAATGATCTAACTGTTTATAATTTTCATCCTAAGATACGGGAGTTTAAACAATACATATATCCTTCTACAAGTGCGGAAGAACTTTCAAAACAACTTAACTGGATTCAAAATATTGTAGATTATGCGCCCCAATGTGTTTTTCTTTGGAATACTGAGAATTACAAAGATCTAAAATACGTTCCTTTAGAAAAACCAGTTGATAAGCTTTACAGTGTTGCGGCTAGTTTTAAACCTAATATGATACTAAATCATTTTGGTTTTCATGAAGAAACTGAAATCATGTTTTATGATTACAGTAAGGCCTCCTTAGCTTTTAAAAAGTTACTAGTAACTCAATGGGATGGAGAAGACTATCCTGCATTTATAACATGGGCTTTAAATAAATATAATTTTAGTGAGACAGGCGGGACAGAGACCGAAATTTACACTAGGCAAGAATTATGGGAAAGAGAGATAAACTGGTGGGGATCTGAAAAGGCTATCAAAGAACATTGGGATAGGTATAAACTACTCAAACATTCTTATACCCATGTTGATATTTGTGATAGCCCTGAAAAAGTCACAAGTAAAATAACAAATGAAGAAAATAGCATAATATGGTGGAGTAACGCATTTCACACAGTTAATGCTCAGTATGTTAGAGGTTTACAAGGAGTTACAGACTGTTATAATACTTGGATTAAGCAGATCAATAATAAAAATCCTGATATATGGATTCTTGGAAAAGACTATTTAGATAGGCCGATAGAAGGAAATAAAATAAAAGATTATGTTAATAATTCCTAAAACTCAAATAGCTTTTGAGACTGATTGGTTAGAAAAATTAAAATTTAAGAATCATACAGATGATGACTTAAAAGATAATTGTTCAGCCATAGCTGTTAAAAGTGAATCTGGTAGCGTTTATGATTTTTATAGATCTAATCCTGTTGAGGATCCTGCTGACTTTCAATATACTCAACTGTATCATAAAGTAAAAGAAGTGAAAGAGATTGTAGGTTACTTCAACTTTTTAGAAACTACCAGAGTTAGAATTCATAAAACAGAACCACAACAAGTAATAGATCTTCATACAGACGGAAACAATGATGAGGCAAAAACTCAAGAAGATTATAGATTAAGAATAATCACAGCTCTGAATGAAAATGAAGATTTTATATACACATATAAATATGAAGGCGAACAACAAAATATTTTGTTAGAAAAAGGACAAAGCATAATATTTGATCCCGATAAAGTTGAACACGGATTAATAAATAATTCAAAAACTGAAACTCGATATGCGCTTGTACAGATATTTAAAGCATACCCAGTACATAGACAATTAATTCAGTTTATTAATAGTAATGAAATTGTAATATTATGAATGTAGATTTTGGAACGGCTTTTCACAAGCCTAACGGAAATGCTGTCAAAGTAACAGTAAATGAATTTAGAGATAAGCTATATTTACATATTAGAGAATATGGAATGGATGGAGACACTGGACAGTGGTTTCCAACTAAGACAGGTTTTTCTATACCAGCCGATGAGGTTAGCTCTCTCATACCCTTATTAGAAGAGGCTAGTGAGATGGTAGCGAAAAGATATATATGGAATACACAGCTTGAATTAGAATTGGAGAAATAATGAGTGTTAAAGCTTGGAATGATGATCAAGAAGCAGAACTGATCAAAATGTATACAGAAGATGGAATCAAGGATGTTTATGAATTATCTTCACACTTCTCAAAAGGTTATAGAAGTGTTATAAGTAAATTAGTTCAATTAAAAATTTACGAAAAACCAGAATTGAATGAAGAAGATAAATCACAAACTGTTAAAGTTATGTTAAGAGATCTTGAAGAGATTTTAGGAATAGAAGTTGAAGGAACTAACCTCAACAAAAAAGAGAATCTTGGCACATTACTTGAAGCTATTAAAAAGAGGATAAATTGACAGACAAAGAACCTGAACGATATTATGATTGGATGCTTTGGAAAAAGAGACAAGAAGAAGCTAAAAGACAAAAACAACGTGAAGAAGAATACTTTGACAAAAAATGGGAAGAACATAAAAGGATGTTAGAAATGCGATCAGATAATGCGAAAATCTATGAGTCACCTGACAAGGGTAAAACAGTATATGAACGAGATTTTGGTGCCGATCCTTCTTCTCGTAAAGAGGTTTTTAAACAATACGGTAAAGATGAACACGAAGTATATTTAGATCTAGACGCATTTCGTTCTCTAGGAAACGTACTTGAAGAAGTAGATAATGCAGTGGTTGACTATAAGTATAATGAAAATCAATTAATAGCAGAGCTAAAAGGGTATATTGATGAAACATACAGTATGCACTACTCTAAAGAAAACTTTCAAGCTACTGAATTTATTATAGATGGGGGGCATGGAACAGGTTTCTGTATAGGTAATGTATTAAAATACGCCCAACGTTATGGTAAAAAAGGTACTCGTTCCGATGCTCGTAAAGATTTACTGAAAGTACTGCATTACGCTTTAATGCAGCTTTATGTTCACGATTCAGAAGATAAAAAGTAAATTAAGACTTTCTTAATGCTTATTTTTCTTATATTATCTTTATATGAATTACAAAGAACTAAAACAACTTATCCAAAAGCACAACAAAACTTACTACGATCTGTCTGCTCCAACAATAGCAGACAGTGAGTACGATCAGCTGTATGATAGGCTAGAAGCTATTGAGATAGCACAAGGCTGGCGAGATCATGACTCTCCTACAACACGGGTAGGTGGTGCGGCTGGTAAAGTTTCTCACCCACATAAACTATATTCGCTTCGCAAAGTATATGACGAAGATGAAATCGATAGTTTCATGACAATTAAACTCCCAAAAATTGATGGTGCTAATTTATCTCTAATCTACAAAAGAGGTAAACTAAAAATGGCACTAACTCGTGGCAATGGTGAATTAGGCACTGATGTCTCACACCTTGCAGGGTTCTTGATTGGTGCGCCTACAGAGATTGACACAGAGTTTGATGAGGTAGTAATTAATGGTGAATGTGTTACAGAGAACGATGTTGAAAACTATCGTAACTATGTATCAGGCGCGCTAGGATTAGATAGCCCAGTTGAGTTTGCGCAACGTAATATTAAATTTATTGCGCATGACTGGCTTGGTGTAGGTATGAATTACACAGCTAGAATGCAAGTAGTAAAACTGATGGGATTTTACACAGTGTTTGATGATGACGCATGGAACTATCCACAAGATGGTATTGTCTATCGTACAGACTCTGCAACACAGGAACAACAATTAGGTTGGACTTCTAAGTATCCTAAATTTGCGGTAGCACTCAAAGAACGAGAAGCTGAAACAGCTATCACGACTCTACTAGGGGTTGAATGGACTATCGGACGTACAGGCACAGTAAATCCGACAGGTATTATTGAACCTGTAGTTTTAGATGATGCAAAACTTTCAAGAGTAACTCTTCATAACATAGGTATTATTGAAGAACACAATCTAGGTTTAGGCGACCAGATTCAGATAGAACGTGCAGGAGGAGTTATACCAAAGTTTCTACGTGTAATCGAACACTCTATACACAACCAAAAAATTACAAAACTAACCGCAGAACGTGCCATAGGTAGCACAACAAAGCGAGATGGCCCTAGACTCATGGTTAGTGATAAAGGTAATATAAACACAATTAAAGTTTTGGAACATTTTATCAAGACTTTAGATATTAAAGGATTAGGTCCTGCTTCTGTTAAGAAGTTGGGTCTATCTCACCCAGTAGATATATTTGATTATCCTGACTGGGATTTACTTGGTGCTAATGGTATCAAGGTTCAAGCTGAGGTTGAACGGACTAAAACCAAAACATATGACTTAGTTCTAGCATCCCTTGGTATTCCTGGTGTTGGTAAACGTGCGGCAAAATTAATTGTCCCAAAGATACCAGCATTCAGAAATCTGAGAGACATTGAAACGAC